GTCTGTGCTGCCTTTAGAGCGGTACAGGCTGCCGGCGTACATGATGGTGCCAAGTTTGACGTCGGCGCTCGGAACCGTTGTAAGGGAGTCCTGGAGTTTGTTCGATTCCTGTCGGCGTCGCCAGCAGAACTGGTTGCTGGCTGCGGCGCACTGGTCAAGGAACGTGGAATCAGAGGCGTACACGACGCCGACCCAATCCGCGACGTCCTGTCCGGTGATCCATGTACAGGTTGGGGTGTAGGTGACGGTGCCGGATGCAGCAACCAGGTCAACGTTGTTCCCTGTGCAGGCGTACAGGATTTGGTTGGGCATCGGGTTTGCGCCGTTGAACAGCAGTTCGCCCTGGTCGTCAACCCCGATGAACTCGTATTCGGGAAGTTCGCGGACAACAAAGGTTCCGTTGAACGGTGCGCCTACGCTGCCCACGGTGATGGTGGACCCGATGTTTCCATCGAATGGCACCAGCACCGTGAGAACGGCGTAGTTGTCCAACAGGAACTTGTTGGTGACTGTGTAAACCGCCATTGGCGGCCTCCCTTATGCCTGGGTGATCTTGCGGATCATCGTCGCGTTCGCCTTGAAGGTGGCGAAGTAGCCGAAGATCGAGATCAGGCGGGACAGCGTCGACGGCTGCTCGACGGAGAGCATGCCGCGCATCTGCTCGTACACCTCGAAGGCGGTGTTGTGCAGGATGATCATCGACTTGGCTGCGAGCTTCGACGAGACGACGAGCTCGAGGCCGAGCGGGTTGACACCTGCCCAGGTGCCGAGGTTTGCGTTGCCGAGGCCGTTGAAGCCCTGGAGGCCGGTGCCGCCGGTGTAGGCAAACAGCGGGCGGTTGCTGGAGTCGACGAGCTGGCCGATCTGGGCCCACACGTCCGGGCTGACCATGATGTGGGTCGGCATGCGGTTCGTGGTGGTCGAGATGTCGACGGCTGCGTCGTACAGCGACTTCATGAAGTCGGTGACCGTGAGGTCCCAGACGCCCGATGACGTGGCTGCGGCAAGCAGGTTTGTCGCGGCAACGCCTTCGGTGGCAAGCAGGTACTCGCCGGCGAGGTCGTTGATGACGGTGGTGAGGCCGTTCGGGTCGGTGAAGTCGATGGACTGGTACGAGATGTCCAGCGAGCCGCCGAGCGTCAGCTTCGTGACGGTGTTTGCGGCGACGTTCATCGACTGGGTGCCGACTGCTGCGAGCTCGTTTGCCTGCTGCGTGACGGTGGAGTGCTGCGAGATCGTCGGGCGCACGAACGAGTTGCCGCCGGGGTTCGGCATGGCGCGCGGTCCGAGCGCGTTCACGATCGGGCGGATGAAGGCCAGTTCCTGGTAGACGGGTCCAAGCACCGGAACGCTCAAGAGGCCCGGCAGGTTGGTGGCGATGGTCTCGTCACCGGCAGCAGCCTCGATGGGCGACTGATTCTCGCGCTTCCAGTCGAGGATCTGGCGCTCGACGCCAGCCTTGACTTCGCCACCGATGTGGAACGCAGCCAGGTACTCGGCAGCGGACGGAAGACGCGAAGCCTTCGGTGCCGATGCAAACAGCGGGGTGGGGATGATCGTTTCCGGCTTTGCAGCGGCTTCGGTCACGGGGGCTTCGGTTTCCACGGTTTCAGTCTCCTCGACTACTTGTTCTGTGGGTTCTTCTGTTTCGTCGGGATCTGATTCCGCGCTAGCGGTCACACTGCTGATGGTAGCACCATCAAACGCCGGTGTGGGAACAAGTGACAGCTCGTTCCATTTGGCGGCCTTGACGTGCATGACGCCGTCCTTCATCGTCCACTTGGTCGGGGTGATGCCGACGCTGACGGAGTCCAGGACGCCTTCGGATGCAAGCACCATTGCGTCGTTGCCGAGGCTGGAACGCGCCACACGGGCGGTAAACGTCATGCCGGAGCCGTCAGCGGCCTCGACGCGCTTGGTGACGGTGCCGATGGCCTGCTCGGGCTGGTGGTTCATGAACAGCTTTGGGTTCTTGCCTTCGGTCGGCAGCGCCCCGGCCTCGATGACGACACGCCGGCCGTCTGACACCTGAGCCTCAACGCCGTACGGGACGGCGATGCCGGTGATGGTGCGTGACTCCGAATCTCCCTCGGCGGCCTCGATCTGGATGCCGCCGGTGGCAATCATGTTGAGTGGCTTCATTGTGCTGATGTGTCCATTGCTTCCTGGGCCAGATCGGCTGGCGTGTCTTGCTGTGACTTTACAGTATCTGACTCAATCTCTTCGACGATGTCCGACAGGTAGGCGTCGATGTCAAACTCGACGCAGGTGCCGTTTGGCAGGTTGTTGTTCATGCTGAGTGTTTGCGCAATGCAGTCCATGTACAGGCGAGCCGCAAACAGGTACAAATCTTCGCGGGACTGTTTGCCGGACGTGTACTGGTACGAGCCGATGTCAATGCCGGCAAGGTACGGCGGGATGTTCGTGATGCGGGTCATCTCGAGCGCCTGAAAATTGGCGGCTTCCATCAGCATCATGTTTGCGGGGTTGGCGCTGGTTTCTTTGTATTCAAGATCCTGTGACAAACCAGCGGTTTGGTTGTTTTCACGGGCCGCGTTGAACGCCGCCACGAGGTCCTGCATTTCCTGTTGGGTGAGCGGTTCGCCGCCCACGACGCGCAGAACGCCAGCAGGGATGGTGCTGGTGGCGTTGCGGAACCGGGCGCGCTCAAGGCGGAGCGCGGTCTGGACGGCTTGTTCGGACTGGTAAATGATGCCCTGGATGGGGCTGATGAACTGGATCAGGTTCTCGGGGTCGATGCGGCCGCCCTGGAAATACGGTTCCTGCGACGGGGCGAAAAACACCGGGCCTGCCTGGTCGCGGAAACTGACCATTGACGCGGGGAGGCGCTGGTACGAGTTCGGGAAACCGTCAGCGGTTCTCGAGTTGATGAACCAGATGGCTTTTCCGTAGAAGAACAGGTCGTCCAGCGTCCAGCTCATCAGCGTGGAGTACGGGATGGTCGGGTCTGGGGCTTTCAGCCAGGTGCGCGGGGCCAAGTACTGCTTGACCATTTCGCCTTCCTGCTCGTCCCACACGTCCTTGTACATGCGGAGCGGGGTTGCGCCAATGACGCTGGCAATCAGGTCGCGGGCGCGGGCTATGGTCGGCACCGACATGGCGTTATTGCGGAGGACGCCTTCTGAGTAGCTGTAGAAGTTGCCGACTGACCCGGCACCGAGGTTTCCTGCACCGTCTGTGTAAATCGTCGGGCCTGACGCGGCCGCTACCGGCGGGGCGGGCTCGGTGGCAATCATTGCCTTTGTTTGCTGTCTGCCGAAAAGTGCCATTTCAGTCCTCGAGTAGTGGCACGACGAGATCCCGACGATGCCGTCGTGCCTGACGAAATCTTAGCCCGATACCACGAGCATGGGTTTGCTTCGTGTCATGGGGCGGGAAACCTCGGCAATGGCCCACACGGCGCACCGCGCCAGCTCAATAGGACCGGGTGATTTCTGGGATGACAGCACCGCACCCTGAGCGGTCTTGACCATCGTGGCGCGCGTCATGTGTTCATGCAATGCCGTAGATCCGTCATGCAGGACACGGCCCTCAAGAATCATTTTCTGCACGAGACTGGTATACCGCAGCAGCTCTGCGTACCCAGTGAGCTTGTAGCGACGCTGAAGGTTTACGGGAATGTGAATCTCAAGCGACGGCGTCACTAGCAGCTGCACCTTCGGGTCCATCAAAACGCCGCCGACGTGCTCCCAAAGTTCCTCTTCGGAGTCCGCTACAAACGCGACCTGCACCATGACTTGTTTGTCAATCTGGGCGGCGCGAATCCCGACGTACCTGGACTCGTCAATGCTGGAGTCGATGGCCAGCCAGCCTCCCGTCGGCATCTCGACCTTCGTCTTGCAGGCTTCCCACTCGTTTGCCTTCAGCCATGCGCCGCGGGCGGTCACCCACTGGTTCAAGTGGGCGCGCAGGAAGTAGTCCTTACGGCTTGCCGCTTCGAGAGCCTTGATGGTGATGGTCCGCCCGAGCGCCGGGTTTGCCATGCCCCAAGTTTCAGGACCAATCTGGCCGGGCTCGGCTGACCATTCAGCAAAGTACAGGCCGCGGTTTTCCCCGGCGTCAATTGCAGTCAGGGCTTCTTCGCGCATGGTGATCATGGCGTCGCTCGAGGCGTCACCAGCGGTGCTCCAAGCCGAAAACAGCGGCGACTGGCGGGCAATCATGGTGGGCCTGATGGCGGTGTCCAGAACCTCGCTCGAAATGTCAAAGATTTCGTCCGCTACGACAAGGTCATAAGAACCGCCGTGAAGGTTGATGTTTGCGGCGCGAACATGCCATTCGGAGTTGCCAATCTTTGCGCCTTTGCGGCCCGGCACCTGGGTGAGTTTCGCCCCGAAGATTTCTTTGAGGATGGGCGACAGGGTGAGGTAGATCGCTTCGGCGCGGTCAAGCCTGTTTGCCGTAGACAGAATGTTGACGGGACGCCCCCAGATCTTGGGCAACTCGGTCAAAGCCCAACCAATGAGCGCGGACAAGGCAACGGACTTGCCGTTCTGGCGAGCTGTCGAGACGAGCGCCTCCCGGTGCACGAAGTTCCCGTCGTCGTCAATCATTAAGGTGCCGGCGAGAGCGTGAACCTGCCACGGGAACAGTTCGGTTTGCAGATAAGTGCGCGCCCATTGCGCAACCAAGTCCGCCCAGGGGGAAACCCCAACACCGCAGGTCTCCAATCTCGGCAGC